CCCTCTATGACACAAAATTAATTAGCGGGGTATAGCTATGTCATCTACCGTACAGACGTTCGGCCCATTCACCGAGGCTCAGGGCGAGGTTGAAGCGCCGCTGCTGAGCGCGGCACAGCGCCGTTGGCACGAAATAACCGTAACCATCCTAGACGACACTGGCAATGAGGGTGTTGCCGCCACTGGAACATTGAGCGCCAAGGTCAGAAAGGTCGGCGCCGATCAAACCGAGGATTTTACGCAAGCGCTCGATTTGGCCGCAAATGACCGGGCGTGGCTTCCAACCCTATCTAGCGCGCAGATATTCTATTTTACTGTCGTCGGCTTAAACGCTGGTTACCAGTATTTGATCACCGTCAATAGCTGGGAGGCGTAATCATGGCCGCACAAACAGGCTACGGCCTCACTTTAGGGTCGGGCACCGGTGGCGGGGGTCAGGTTGGTATTGCCGACAACGTATTTGGTGACACCGGCCAAACCGCCGACCTTAACGCTGGGGCAATATCAATAAATCCTGCGCCAGACCTGACAACTGCTGAGGCGACGCGGGATAGTTATTTTACCGCCAACCCCGCAAACCTCGCTTTTTACGACAACAATCCAACCCTTGGCATCTATTTATTTTATACCGATGTTCCTGGCGACATTTTCCTGTTTCAGGTAAGGTCGTCTGGCGCGTGGATCACCAGCGCATCGCTGGTAGCGTTCAAAGGCGAGCCGGGCGAACTTCAGGGGCCGGGCACCTCGACGCAATTCGCGCTTGCTACCTGGGCAGATGGTAACGCCAATCTGTTGTTGAACAATCCAGGCGCGATATTGAATAGCACGCCATCGCAGCTTGCCCTCGATCTGCAATCGCCGTCTGAGACTGGGTTAATCAATATTGATTTTAACGACAGCGTCAGCAATCAGGTTCAAGGCAGATTTTCTTTCAGCGAATTTTCCAATGACATCTCGTTGATAGCGTTCGAGGGAAACGATTTAAATATCCAAGCAACGGAATCCGGCAGTCAAATCAACATTTCCAACACGTTCGGCTCCGACACCAACCCGCTAGTTAGGTTTAGCGCCCTGGCGTCAACGATGGGCATGCACGTAGGAAGTCGCGATCCAAGGGCCACCGGGGCCGCTATCTCCGGCAACCCTGGCGCAACTTATCACCGGGTTGGCGCCGTCAACGACTTGTATATTAACGTTGGCACGACGCCATCTAACACTGACTGGCGCGCTGTGCTAGAGGGGTCGGTGTATGGGCCGCTCACCACGACGCCAGGATCGGTGCTGACATGGACTGACGACGAAGGCGAGTTGGCGGAAAACAACCCATTTGTGACGCTTGATCAATCGGCGACGTTCCAAGATTTTCGGATTCAATCCCCCTCCGTCGGAGGGGGAGGGCGCCTTCAGTTCCTCAAAAACAATGGTGATATAGGCGCCAACATTCAATACAGCGACAATTTAGGGAATTTTGGCATAACCGTAGGTGGATCGGCTGGCGCGGCGTTTAGTTTTGTTGATGTAGACGCCGGACTTTTGCTTGTCAACCTAGTTGGCGACGACACGACCGATCTGCTACGGCTAACCAATTCAGGTGCCACGGGCGGCACCACGGCGATAACTGTTGGTAATCGCGACCCAAACCTCAACGTAACGGGTAACCCAGGATACCTAATCGTTGGAGTGGATGGCGTGAATAGCGACATTTACTTTAACCGAGGTGCTGGCACATCACCCAACAACAATGCGTGGTCTGCTGTTTTTGGCAACAGGGCCGAGGGGCCAGGCACGACCGTCCAGCCGCTGTCTATGACAATCTGGGCGGACAGTGGCGGAAAAAATATCACCGACGCGCCACTCCTTCGGGCCGCATCATCGGCATCGGTGAGCGAATTTCAACTGCTGCCGCCTAGCAGCACCGGCGAAGCGGGCGTTTATTTTTACGACGAAACCGGCGCTGGCCTTCAGGGTACGCTACGCTATAACCAATCCAGCAATCACATGTTGCTGCAAAATACCGTTGATGAGTTGCGCCTGATTTCAGCCGCCGACATGTTCCACGCCGTTACCGGCGCTTCAAGCAGATTCATTTTTGACGGCACCCAGGTGCCCGCGGCAAACCCGCTAATGAGCATGACGACCGGCGGCGCTAACGGCACCACCGTAGATTTTATGTTTGGCGACACAAACCCCATTACGGCGGGTTATACGCCAACCGCTGGTCGCGTGTTTTTCGTCGGCTCGGAGACCGCCCCCGACATCTACCTAGCCAATGGCACGAACTGGATCGACATACTGGCATCGGGGTTGAAAAGCGTCGCCACGCTGCCAACCACAACCAACGGCATCATGGTATGGGCCGATGAAAACGGCGATACCGTCAAAGAGGGTGTTGGATTTACCGTCACTACCACAGGCTCAGACCGTCGCATAAATGCCGTCACCCCTGATGCCAACGGCACAATCGGCATAGATTTCATTGGCACGACAGCGCCTGACACAATTTCTCTCATTTACAATGAGGGCCTTGAAACCTCAGAGCTGCGCGCATCTGGCGCTAATCACCTCCTTAGCCTTTTGGCACAACAGGGGCCAATCGAAATTGGTCTAACGTCTGGCACCGATGACATTCCTATCGCGCTATTCAGCAACAACGAGAACGGCTGGCGAGTATTCTCACGCAACAGCAACCCCGAGGGTCAGGTTGAAGCATTGGCGCGTGATTTTTTGATTGCTGGCACCGGGTTGAACAACGTGCAGGCGTACCTCGGGCGCGAGAATACCGCCGTCACAAACTGGGCGCAATTTGACCTGTTGCAAAAGGCGTTTCAGGTTCAGACCAACACCTCCACGCTGAACCGCAATTTCAATCGCATTCTCGCCGAACCACTGGCGGCAATCTCTCTGTCCATTCCTACGCCAGCCGCCACGGCAAAAGCTCAAGGATTTGAGCAAGAGGTGATCAAAGAGTCGAATAACGACGAAATCATTACTATCCCGTCACCAGGATTTTATAATTTCACGGGGCCATTTATTATAAGTCGTTTTGGCGATGTGGTACGTTATTTGCAAACGGCGAGCAAAAACATCATCACTTACACCAACCGCCGAGCCGATGCCGTCATGAGGCGCACGGGCAATAGCGAGCTAGAGATTCTCGGCGCGACTGGCGCCCAGATCATATTGACCGGATTCAACAACAATACGCGATCCTACGTCGGCCTTTGCGAACCTGACCAGGCCAATAATCGCATTGTTTTCCCGAACGTTGAAAATCTCACCAGTGGCGACCTTTATGAATTATCCCTCACCGTCGTCTATCGCCATTCGAATAATTCAACCGTCGCGTGGCATGCGACGGTTGACGACAAGGGACTGACAACAAATTACGCGCTAACGGCTGAAACGACAGCAACGAGCACAAGCAATTTGAAAACTGTTACGGCAGAGGGGCTGGTGCGCACAGGGTTTAACGACAATGGCGGTCTCGATACGAGCCTGCAAATATATTTCACCCTGCAAACCGGCAACAGCCTGTGGATTAAAAAAGCGCGTTTAAAAATCACTAAAATCGACGGAGAGTAATTATGACAATGCTATACCTACACTGTCGCCTGGAATACGGCGAATTTTCAATAACGAAAAAAACGACTGACGGAAATAAGGGCCGCGACGACGATTTTGTCACCGGATTAATTGACTATACGTCGTCGTGGCCATTCGAATGTTACTCTGGGTTTTCAGAGGGAAGTGCTGTTGGCGCCCCAGGCGCTGCGGCAGAAACCGCCGTAATCCCAATGGCGGATACATCACCCTACGCCGTCAACGACAAGATTGGCGTTGAAATAAACACGGGCACTTTTCACAAATCGTTTATACAATCTGTCGTGCCAAACGTCAGCATTACGTTGACGGCTCCGCTGCCAGTCGCCGCCGATGCAGGAAACCGCGTGGTATCGATGAGCCAGCTATCAGGCTCCACCAGCGGATCGGCAGTGCCGGACTACAAGGCCGACAAAGCAAGAATAATCATCAATACGTCAATGAACAAACTAGAGCCTGACGGGATTATCTACAAAAACAGAATCTTTCCCCTGGGCACTGACAAATACGGCAACAGAGACGAGCGAGCTGACGCGCTGTATAACAGAGTAGCGATACGAAATTTACAGGGAGAGGATGCGAACACTATGTACGTCATCGACATTGACGGCATTGACTATTATTTCACCGATGTTAACGACCTTCTTGATTACGGTTATTTGAGGGATGCGCGATACCATGAAATTTACGGCGATATGGGGGGGCAGTCATCGCTTCTACAGGAGGTGACCGTCGCTGCCAACACGCCTGGCGCCATGGCCGCTATCGTGGATAATAGAACGTAAATAGCGCTAATCGACTCAATGCGTTACAATAAATGATCATACATTAACCTATTTAGTGAGGCGCTCATATGCTCCAAACCATCAGTGTAAACCTAACCCAGGCAGACGTTAACCATATTGGCATGATCGCCGACAAAGCGGCAAAATGTGGATATGACGACGGTCTGCTTGGCGCTCAGCAAACGCTAGCCTTGATTCAGAAAATCAATCAAGCCGGCCAGATGGCGGCTCAGCGGGAGCAGGACGCCCAGCGGGCAGCTCAGCAGGCGCAAGAATCCGCACCTGAAGTGGCGCCGGAACCCGCGCCTGAGCCTGCACCTGAAGCGGCGCAAAAAGCACCACAGACCATCGCTAGCAAATACAAGGCAAAGCAAGTTGGCGCGCAAACACAATAAAAATACCGCCGAGCGAGTAGCTCGCCTGGCTGGCGCTGGATTTAGCCTGACCGAAATAGCCGAGCTGCTCGATGTGCCTAAATCAACATTTAGAGGCTGGGTAAAAAACGACGACGACATTGCCGAGGCAATGAAAGGCGCGCCTGTGCGTGACGCAAAACACCCTCTTAACCGTAAAAATAGCGCCGGTTACAGGCGGGACGATTACCCGCGTCTAGCTCGCCGTCATTGCCTGCTCGGCTCAACGGATGAGGAGCTGTGCCAGCTATTCAGCATTTGTCGAAGCACGCTGAACAGATGGCGCAAAAAATACCCTGAGTTTAACCAGGCTATTATTGACGGAAAGGGCGCCGCCGATGCCCATGTCGCGGAGAGTCTCTACAAATCAGCCACGGGCCACGTGCTGAAGGTCACGTTCGTCGGCATCAGCAACGGCGAGGTAATCAAGGAAGATTACGAAAAGGAAATCGCGCCAAACGTGAGCGCTATTAAATACTGGTTAAACAACCGACGCAGCGACGTTTGGCGTGAGCGTCAAGAGATTGAAATCGAGGGCGCCGCAGAGTTAACGCCCTGGGAAAGTGTCGTCGTGGGGGTTGCTGAGGGAAAATCCGCCGAAAATGGCGACGCTTAACTGGACACCCCAACCGTCGTATCGTGATTTTTTCCAAACTGACGCGGAATCAATCCTGCGGAATCGCACGGTATTCCGCAGCGACATGTGTTATTTGGTGGCCTACGGTGGGCGCGGTGGCGCCAAAACCTGGACGTTTGCCGATGCGGTGGTGGTTGAAGGAAGCCTGCGGAGCATTCGGATTCTCATTACTCGCGAAATACAACTCTCAATCGATGAATCGATTAAAGCGGAAATTGAGCGGGTCATCGTCGAGCGCGGCTTGTCGCATTTTTACACCGTTACAAAAACGTCAATTGTCGGCAGAAATGGCACAAGATTTATTTTTAAGGGACTGCAAAATCACACCGTAAACTCGATCAAATCAATTGCCGCTGTCGATGTGGCGTTGGTTGAGGAGGCGCACGCGGTGTCAAAAAAATCGTGGGAGGTGTTTTTACCCTCGATTAGGCCACCGTCGGGGCGCCCACCTGTAGTAATTGTGCTGCTGAATCCCGACGACGATCTTGACGACACATACCAGCGCTTTGTTGTTAAAGAGATGCCTAAAAAATTCGCAAAACTGGTTAACTGGCGCGATAATGTTTTTTTTCCTGACCACCTAAATGAGTTAAGGTTAAACGATAAACGTCTGTTGCCAGATGATCAGTATCAGCGCATCTGGGAGGGAGTGCCAACGGGGTCAGACGAGGCGTCAATCATTCGGCGGGAATGGGTGCGAGCAGCGAGGTTTGCCAGTCGAAGGAAAGGTTTTGCGCACGTTTCATCACGTTCGTCGCTTTTCCCACGGCTGGCCAGCGGCATCAGGGTGACGTTCGACCCATCGGGACAGGGCCGCAACTACAACGCCGTTACCGTGGCTGATGGCAATATCGTCAAACACATTGAGCGGTGGCTAAAATCTAGGGATTTAAAGGAGGCGTCGCGTAAAGCATTTGATTTTGCTGTTGAATGGAACGCCAACGTCTTCACCTGGGATGCCTGCGGAGGCTACGGCGACGGTGTCGCGCCATTTATTAATGATTACATTGACGAAATAAACCGCGAGCGAAAAGGTCGTTTTTCGATTGCGCTTCACCCCTACGACGCCGGTGATACGGTGATGCTGGCGGATAAAAAAATATTACGAGACGGTGCAAAATCCGACAAAACCTACGGGGAAATATACGCTAACCTAAAGGCACAGACGCACGGATTATCCGAGCAAGTGCTTTACAGCACGTACCGATTCGCCGCCCTGGGGCACGACGTTAACCCTGAGCACCTGATCAGTATTGACGTAGAAGATGACGACATTTTTAACGTGCTTGTGCGCGAGCTGTCGCTACCCATGTGGGTGCGTTCGGAGGTGAACAGCAAAAAACTGGTTGAGTCCAAAAAATCCATTGAGACACGAACGGGCGAGGCATCGCCCGACGTTGCCGACGCATTCCACATGTTGAATGCGCCATTCAAACACAAGACGGGGGTATTAGATGCGTTTTACGACTAAATGGGCACTGAGAGTGTTGAAATGCGCGATAGGGTTATCGTCGCCGGATAGAGCATGCGTTATGCCAGGTGAGGGCTATGAAAAAGAGGCGCCAAAAGAAAATGAAAAAACCGCCGATGCCGATGAGCGCGACGGCTACTCGTGGATCGATCACGTGGCGGCGCTTCATCATTCAATTGGCGGCGATGACAAGGGCGCCACAGACGCTTCCGCTTATCTCGAAAATTTTGTTGCCGCCCTTGAACGACCGCACCCCATCGGCGCCGATCATGCGCAGGATGCCGCCATGCCGGGCGCCACCAACGCCCCTTACCCCAGCGCCAACAGCGTTTTACCCGTTAGCGTTGTTCAATGGTATGGCGCCAAATCGTTTATTGGTTACCAGACCTGCGCCCTCATTGCCCAGCACTGGCTCGTCAGCAAGGCATGCTCGCTAAAAGGCAATGACGCCGTTCGCAACGGGTATAATTACGACATAGCCGAGTCGGTCGAGGATATTACCGCGGTCGAAAAGGCGTTGACCAAAGCGGATAAAAAATTCAAATTAAACGAAAACCTGCGCCAGGCCAATCGGTATAAAGAAATTTTTGGCATTCGGCTCATTTTGTTTGTGGTTGAGTCTGACGACCCCGATTACTATAAAAAACCGTTTAACCCTGACGGCATTAAACCCCACCGCTATCGCGGCATGGCGCAAATCGACCCCTATTGGGTAGCGCCGGTGCTTGGCAATAGCGCTGTTATCGATCCCGTCAACATTGATTTTTACGAACCCACGTATTGGCAAATATCTGGCAGGGAATACCACAAGTCTCATTTTGTGATCCTGCGCGGCCCAGACGTCGCCGACAACCTAAAGCCGTCCTA